TAAAAGAAGAGAAAGAGTTTGAATTTCGAGAAATAGATACGTTAGATGATTTATGTATTGATTATTCTCAGTTAAAATGGGATCCAGACTTTGACGTTGATGAAATAGAAGATAAATCAAATTTCTTTATTTGTACAATCGATTTAGCAGAAGGAATTGGTAGAGATTATACTATTTTGAATATTTTTAAGGTAGTTCCTTTACGAGAATTCGATATGGATGCATTAATTGCACCAGGTCACGTTTCTGATTTCTTTGGTCTAGAACAAATAGGAATATTTAGATCGAATATTCATAATTTAGGAGAATTTGCAAAAATACTCTATTGCCTGTCAGTTAAATATTTCTTTCAAGACAATTTACGACTAATTATTGAATATAATACATACGGATCTACTCTAATTAAACACTTAACTACATTATATCCTTCAAGTAATGATTTCGATGAAGAAACTTTAGTGAAATATGCTCACCGTTTAGGTAATAAAACAAAAGAATTTGGTGTAAGGATAAATAGAGAGAATAAGATGCTATACTGTGAAAAGTTAAAGCAATGTGTACAAAAAGGTCAATTAATTATTAAAGATCCTCGAACTATCTTAGAGGCTAAGATGTTTTCTAGAAATCCTAATGGCACATATTCAGCTCAAACCGGAAATGATGATTGTGTAATGACTTGTGTTACCGCTTCTTCATTTTTTGAAACCTTAGATTACAACGAAATCATCGAAGAATATTTTGATAATATCGACGAAGACTTACAAGATAAAATAGATTCTATCTTAGAAAATTCTGATCCTGGAGAAGAAGAAGATTTTTATAGTTCTATGTTTTAAACCAAATTTCATCTATCTGATGATATATAATAAAAAAATAATAGCAATATGGCACTATCACCATCATTACAACAATTCAAATCTTCGGGTGTTTACCGACTTGAATTCGACAAGAGCCAAATCACTAACATCCCTTCTGAGACTATTCGTCTTATAATCGGATTCTCTAAAAAAGGGCCTTTTAATACACCAGTATTTGTACAGGATTCAGTATTTTTTAAATCTGTATTCGGTGAAATCGACGCAGTATTAGAAAGAAAAGGTTCATATTTCCACCGAACAGTTTTAACTTGTTTGGATAGAGGACCAGTGATCGTTCTTAACTTACTTAAATTAAATGACACATTAGATACATCTAATTTCCAATCTGTCTCAACTTGTGCTACTAATAATAACGCATTAGTAGATTCTGCTCCAGTTTCTTCTTTCTTTAATAAAGATAAATTCTGGTTCACTGATCCTGCTGCATTAGTTCAATCAGCTGCAACTGATCTACCAACCAACAATGCTTCACCAGCAACTCAACGTTTACTTAATTATGCAAACGTTGGTAGAAGACCTGTTTCTGTGGTTACTAGAAAATCTGATACTCTTGGATTTGATGTAATTGCTAAAGATTGGTTTGGTGTTGGTCAAGTACCATTCTGGATGAATGAAAATGATTATATCTCAGATTATCTTATAGATGTAATTATTGTAGAAGGAGATTTCTCTAATTACACAACATTAGCAATCGATCCTATTTTCGGTCCTTATTTTACTAATACTGGACTTAGAAAAGTATTCACTGACCAATATGGTTTTGTGAGAGATGGTCTAACCGAATTCCTTGCATTACCTCAAGTTAATGTACTTGGTGTTTATACTGGTGCTATGATTCCTGATTTCCAAGACAAAAACGGTAATAACATTTATATTCAAGATTTAGTTAACCTTGAAACTTCTAGAACTGGAGTTTTAATGGCACTTAATCCAGCAGCTTATGACGATCAACCTTATAATTTAGGTGGAGTTTCAAGATTGATTTCTGGAGATTTAATTGATACTGTAGGTCACACCTTAGAATCAGAACAACCTGGCGCTCTTAATTTCCTATCATATTTTGGTGGAATTCAAGAAGATTTATCTTACGCAAAAGTTTCTGGTGCTACTGCAGTAGTATTTACCTTAACAGTAGGTGCTACTAATGGAGTTGTTGCTAATGCACTTTATTCTGCATCTTCTGCAATCCAAGGTGCTACTGGTTATACATCAACTGGTGCTACTGGTTTTTATGACACGATAACTATTTACGGTCCTTCAGCTGCTGCTACAGGTTCATTAGTTACTGGTTTTGCTACTCGTGCATTATTTACTGAATTTATTGATTCACTTGCAGTTAATAAAACATTCGTTCAAGGTTCATCTAACGTAACTACCGGTCCAACAAGTTCGGCTAATTATATTTCTATTAACTCTAAAATATACGATGATACTAACGACATCTTAACTCTTAAAGTTAAATTAGTTGTAGGTGATGGTGTAACCGGTCCTACTAGTACTTCTAATGGATTCTTATTCGTTGGTGGAACTGGAACTACCGCTGGTGGTGGAACTGCTAGTCTTAAAATAATCCGTTCAAATAAATGGGAATTTGCTGATACTAGTGCATCTCCTAAAATTGTTTATGCCGGTCAAGATTCTGATGTTTATCAGACTAATCTTTCAGGTATCATTACCGATGGAGATAGAATTAATATCTCAGCTACTGGTTCTACTGCAGTATATTCATATGTTCAATTCGATAGATTTAGTACTAATGATTTCACTGGAGCTACATTTACATCTGCATTTGCTTCAACAACTCCAACATTAAGTGACAAAGTTAATTATGTTACTGTTTCAGCTTTTGAAAATGTAGATTTAGTAACAGGTGCTACTTCGATTGGTGCTACTGCAACTTTTGATTTTAAAACATATACTGGAGACATTAACGAATCTTTATTGATTGATGTTGCTAGAACTGGAACTGCTAATCCAACTAACGTTATTTGGTTGAATGATACTGTAACTGGTCCATTAGGAGCTTCAGGATTTACTGGTCAAATTGCTAAAGGACAATACTTAGTACAAAACTTTGGTGGTACAGGAACTCCTTCTAAATTAGATTTAGTACCTACTCCAAATGATGGTAAACTTCATACTGGAAAATCTCGTTTAACTAGAATTATCTCAGTAGTTAAAATCTCTGATCCACTTTCTGCTAACTATGGTTATATTAAAGTAACAACTAATGATCCGATATACATTTCTCCTACTAATGAAGTAGAAAGATATAAAGATATTAGAAACTTCGTTCAATATTATAGATTCTCGGCTCTTAATGGTTATACTTTAAGAGATGCTCAAGTACCTAACGGTTCAGGAGACAGACAAAACGCTATCTTAGATGTAATGACCGATACAAACATTGCTCAAGGATTAGTTGATAGAGAAACTATTACGTTCCGTTATATCGTCGATTCATTCGAAGGATTAATTGAACCAGCTTCAAAAATTAGATTAACTAAGTTAGCTAAGAATCGTCAATCAGCTTTAGCTATCTTAAATATGCCATCGGTTAAGCAACTTAAAGAAAGTACTAATCCATTATTTAAAATGGATTCAACTACTTCATTTGACACTCAATATGTATCTACTGGAGGTAATTTAGCATCTAACCCATCTAATGTATTTACCTTACCAGGTATTGCTGATGGTGCTAATTATGGAGCATTCTATGGTCCTAACTTAGTAATAAGAGAAAATGGAAGTAATACATCAGTTCCATGTGCTGCACATGTTTCTAACTTGTACATTGACAAATATAACTTAGCTCTTCCATATTCAATAGTTGCTGGTCCTCGTAGAGGTGTTGTAACTGGAGCCGGATTAGTTGGAGTTGAATACGCATTCGATAGAGTTGATTTAGATTGGATCGAACCATTCGGATATAACGCAATAGTTAACAAGAGAGGTTTTGGATTAACTATTAATGCTAACCAAACTGCTCAACAAACAGTTAAATCTGCACTTTCTCAAATTCACGTAAGAGAATTATTGATATACATTCAAGATGGTATCGAAGCTATTCTTAAAAATTACCGTTGGGAATTTAACACAGCTCAAAATAGATTAGAAATTAAAACTCTTGCAGATAATTTCTTATCTCAAATCCTTTCTGATGGAGGTCTTTACGATTTCAACAACATCATGGATTCGACTAATAATACTAACGAGATTATTGATAACAACATCGGTATTCTTGATACTTACATCGAACCAGTAAGAGGAATGGGTGTATTAGTTCATAGAACTACAATTCTTAGAACTGGTACTATCGCAACAGGTAACTACATTTAATATAAATTAAGCCGATCTAATCGGTCGGCTTATTTTTTATCATCACGTAGATAAATAACTAAATCTCAATTAAAAAATTGAAAATAAAAAAGAATATTAGAACATGCCAGGTTTACCACATTTTTTAAACGCAAAAGCTTCTACCAAATATTACGAACCATTTTACCAAAACTTATTTGAAGTAACAATACTTCCTCCAAATACTGTTGCTGGTGGGTCTATCCTACTTGAACACGTAAATAAGATTTCTGGTCTTACTCAAGATAGAGGTTCAGAAGTTATCGAACAAAAATATAAATTCGCAAAACGTTCTTATGCTAAAGGAGATCCAACTGATACTATCAATGATATTGAGGTTGAATTTTCTCTTAACTTAAATGACGCTAACGAACTTTATGTATACAAAACTCTTCGTAATTGGCAGAGACTTATTTATAACCCTTTAACCGGTGAACAAGGTCTTAAGAAAGATTACGTAGGAACTATTATCGTTACCAACTATAACCGTAAAGGAGATATATTCTGGCAACGTACTTTCCATGATTGTTTCCCTACAGGAGATATGCCAGATTATGGTGGAGATTATGGTTCAGGAGATGCACAAGTGCTTGCCGTTAAATGGAGAAGCGACTGGTGGGAAGAAAACATCGTTTAATCTTACTAAAAGTAATTACAAAGGACTCACTGAGTCCTTTTTTTATGTCGACGTGAAGCATTTATAAATAAAATGTGTGTAATACCACACACGAAAAAACAAATTTAATATCATGACAAAAGAACAAATTTTTGGAGTACTAAGACACACTATGACTGCAGTTGGTGGAATCCTAATCGCTAAAGGCTTTATTGCTGATGGAGCTTGGGCTGAACTTTCTGGTGCAGCTTTAACATTAGTAGGTGTTGTATGGTCAATTGTAGATAAACAGAAACCAGCAACAAAATAATAAAACTTATACATTTAAAAAGGTCCGAATTAATTCGGACCTTTTGTGTTGAATAAATATTCTAAATATCGATTCTCATGAGAAAATTTTTAATTTTAATGATTTTGATTTTATCGTGTACTAAAAATGATGAATCGATTATACCACAAGTATATAGTTATCAATATTCTGAAAGGGAAATAGAATTATTTGATGTAATAAATGCCTATCGAAATAACATAGGTCTTAATGAGCTTCAACCTAATCAACATATATCGTATGTATGTTATGAGCACAATATCTATATGATAGAAAATAATGTTGTAAATCATGACTATTTTCAACAACGAGTAAATAATTTACAAAATACTTTAGGTGCAGTAAGAGTCGGTGAAAATATAGCTTATAATT